TTACACTTTTTTTGCACGGTCCTGCACGGTGGAATCCTTTGGACTCGTAATTCTGTCGAGAGCAATTTCAATTTCATTATCAGTTTTTGCACGATACTCGTCGATGAGGTATGAGTAGATTCGAGTGGTGGTTCCGAGGTCCGAATGTCCAAGTCGCTTAGAGATAGCATAAATGTCGACACCCTCAGCGAGTAAATAGGCCACATGAGTGTGTCTAAGGGAATGAAAGTGAAAGCCATTTCGGGCAATATCAAGATCACTTAGGAGCCTTCTCAGTGTCTGATTCACCGCATTAGATGTTGGAATGGTCCCGTATTGATTAGTAAAGACGTATTCATCGCGCTTGTGTTCCTGCATATCTTTTAAAACGTTAGTAAGTTGCTGATTGATCCGAATCACTCGGACGGACGATGCTGTCTTAGTGGGAATCTGCTTTTTGGTGGATTCGTTCCAGGCGTGGTTGACAGAAATTGCCTTGAAGTTCAAATTTATATCTTTCCACTGTAATCCCTGAATCTCTCCCAGTCGCATTCCAGTGAGGATAGCTGTTAGAATCATGGAACGTGAGGTGAAATTGTGACTGGGATTCTCTAAGATGGCTGCGGTCAGTGTCTGAGTCTCTTTCATGTTCAGGTAGTCAATCCTGTGGGTGCGACTGTCGTCCCATACTAGCTCAATTCCATCGGTAAAGTCCTTGACGATTAGTTCTTCATAGATGGCATTTTTAACACAAGCCCGTATTAAGGTGTTGACTTTGTGGACGGTATCCCGGGCATGTTTCTTGCCGTAAGTGGTCATGAATTTCTGATAGTCACGTCGAGTTACCTTTTCGATTTTTGTGGTCTTGAAGTATTTTTTGAGTTCACGGTAAGTGATCATGTATCGGTTTTGGGTCCGAGGGGAGACCTTAGCCAATTTGAAATCCCGGAACCACTTCAGAAAGTACTCTGAGAAGAGGTGAGACGCTTTTTCACCCTTTAGAGGCTCTCCTCGTGATATTTTTCCTTCCCAATCTGCCGCCAGTAATTGGGCGGCTTTTTTGGTGGCTAGGCCGCCTTGATTAGCAGTTTTATACTTTCCGTCCTTATCCTTATAGGATACGCGTATTTGCCATTTACCGTAGCGCTTGGTAATACTTGCCATTTTCACTCCTCCAAACAAACGTGTGTTCTTTGTGACGATTAAAGAAAAGCCCTGAAAGGGCCTAAGCACATATTTATCTTTTAATGTCACTATTTTTGGGACAATGCTTCTCCCGGAATCGAACCGAGGGGAGTCACCGGACAGAAGCTATTACGAAACTTTGTCAGCATCTACTAAAATAATGGGATCTTTGTAGTAATCTGCGGATATGCCAGAGTTGATCTGATTGTCATTAACATGGCTCTTACCAGTTATGGTGCCATAAACGGTGGCATTGCTATGCTCAGTCAGCTTGCCGGTTTTACTTGAGTTAACGACAACAAGGTATTTTTGACTAGAAGAATTACCAGTTAGTAATATGTGATATTGCTTTGAGTTGTCAGCGCCTAAAGACGTGATATTTCCGGTAATTTTAACAGGTTTATCAAACAGCTCGTTATTGTTGTATGACATCATGCGGCTGGTATCAAACACGTTATCAATTTTATGATAACGGTTTGTTCTTGCTGAATTTCCACTAGATTTAGTACTGTATGGTTTTGAGCTACTGCTTATTTTAGGAATAAATTCTATGGAAGCAGTTGGTTTAAGATCACTCTTACTGTATTCAGTGCGCTCGTAAATCTTTTTCTGCATTTCATTATAAGCAGTCTTAGATGGTGAAACTAAGTATTCGGAAATCGATGAACCTCCTTTAAGGCTGATTTCAAAGGACCCTTTTTCATTAGCCCTTACTTTTTCATAAGGCAAATAAGTGTCTTTACCATTTTCGGCTAGTAAAGTTACGAAACCATTTGAATTTGTTTTTCCTTTAATCATAAACTTCTTGTTTTCTGTTCCGTGTAGAGTTTTAGATTGCTTAGAGTTGTCGAGGTATATGAATTTTTTCTTGTAAACACTAGCCAATTTAACTCCTGCAATTATTAAGAAAATAGAAAAAAGCAAAATGACAATCCAAGCCCAAATATTCTTAAACCATGGTATTTCATTCTCCATAATCTTCTCCTGTGAATATATGTACAGCTTTTAACGTCATCAGTTTTGGACGGAAATATTAGTCTCTAACGCATTAAAATCTAATCAATACGTTTCTTCTAGTTATTGATGCACTTTTTAAATCGTGAAATTACAGCATTTAGTAGATAGCTAGGTATGCCAAATTGTTCCATAAATGGGGATACATTATTGAAGGTATATCCAGTAACATCAACATAAATAGGAATCAGAATGTCTAATCCAGTCATGTTCGCCGCACGTTCATACTTTGACTTGTTTGAGAAGCTAGAATAGTAGAGTGTTCCTTCATCGCCATTAACGACGTGCCCTAGTTCATGAGCCATCTGGAAGGGGATTTCTTTTTCTTCATGCCAATTCGTATTAATAACGACTGTTTTAGTATCAGGGCGGGATGCAGAAGGAGTATGACAATCAAAATGGTTGGTTAAAATTACGGTTATTTTATGATCGTACGCGTATTTCATAAGATTAACGATAATTACGTCCATATAGCTAGTCCTTCTTCCCACCCCTGAGCAAACGCTCCATATACTCTAAGTCTTCATCAGGTATAATTCGACCTTCAAAGGTCATAATTTTCTTTTTATCGTTGATTTGGTCCTTAAGGTCGACGTATTCTGGCTTGTCAGTTTCTTTAGTGGCAAGGTCGCTGTTATTTATTCCTGCCATGACAAATATTTGCTCTTTAGAAACGCGCAACCCCTTTGCCATTTTCTCAAGTGTAATGGGTTTAGGGATATTTCTTTTCCCATTCTCTACCTGAGACCAGAAGGAGTTCGAGAGGTTAGCTTGAAGTGCAGCTTGTCGAATTGTGAATCCTTTTTCGTTTCTCAGCTTTTTCAGCTGAGAACCAAATTTTGTTTTATCTACTGTCATTGATTTCACAGCCTTTCTACGACATTAGTATAACAAAAGAGAAACAAAATAATATCAAAAGTAAAACAAAAATAGCAAAATATGGTTGCAAAAGTGAAACAAGAGATGTATATTAGATATGTAATCAAGGAGGTGGTATTGATGAAGATGCGATTAATTAGTCCTGATAGTCTCCGCGAGCGTATTGCACTTAGCGGTTATTCTCAAAATGGATTTTCGCGTCATATCAACGTTACTAGTGGGTATTTATCATTGGTTCTTAATCAAGAAGTGGATCCTTCACCAGTAATAGCAAAGAAAATTTCTAAGGGCGTCGGTGCTGAAATAGCAGATCTTTTTTTTGCACTTGATGGGCGCAAAAGTGAAACAAGCTCTACTGAACCTGAGGAGGTGAGCTGATGAAGAAAGAAGAGTTCGAAAGCGCAGTTCTTACAGAACTTCGTAGTTTAAACAAAACGCTCAAGATTATCGCTAGTAACCAAGAGCGTCACGAAACGTCATTGTCATCGGATGAATTGTCCAAAATAGTCAAAGATGACATCCGGCAAAGCATGAGAAGCGTAGAGAAAGAATTACTTAGCTGATGTGTCGTCAACTAAGAACTCTTCTAGAAGGTTATGAACTGCTCGAAGAGTGGATACTTGAAAGCTGCTGCTAACTTTAGTGGCGATCTTTGATGCTATGAGATTACTATCCGAATTATTGTTAATGATTTCGGTTACGGAATCTCCAATTGTTGATACAAACTTTTCAGTATTCTGGTCGTCCAAGGCAGTTTTAACAATTTTATTGAAACGCTCTTCAAATTCTGCTTTTTCCATGATTATCACCTCCTTCAAGTATCAATTGTACCAGAGAAGGTGGCTAATATTATTTTTTCAAAGAACGGGGGTGACACTATGCTCCAAGTTCTAGCAGCAGGATTACTGATTCTTGTGATCGGACACTGCTCATCAAACTAATAGGAGGTGGCAAAATGACACGGCAAGAAAAAATTGAAATGGTAGCTGGCACGTCAGGTCGCACAGTTAGATTTATTGAAGCACTGACCAAAGACAATGAGTCGCTATTGAATGACATGGTTACCGTTGCCAAATTGGAAATTGCTAATGAGACAGCTGACCAAGTCTTTGAAGCTATGGCTTAAGTATAACGATTATGGCTGTCAAATGCCTTACATCAAATTGACAGTTAGAAGGAAGTGACAGCATGCAGAATAAATTTGCCGAACAATTAACTTTGGATTTGGCAGGAGTGGTGCGTAGGGACGTTGCTCAAAAAGTTCATATCTCCGATGGTCAATTGACCCGTTTAGCGAATGGCCAGCGTACTGGCGACAAGGGGATGCGAGCTGAGTTGGCACACGCGCTGCATAGTACCTTGTTGGCGTTCTCTGGCGCCCGTAAGGATTACGGCGTTCTTTCTTTCTTGAAGAGCAGCAGACGTTATGACGATGTCATGGCAACGCTCTTCCAGCAACGCAAAGAAGAGGACGACAGGCGTGCGTTAGAAGAAGCGTTCGATCAGGCCATGACGACCAAACCGGAAGCTCGGTCGTCACAGCAAATCTTACTCATACGAGATTATTTCAAAGAGTATGCCGAAGAGATCATGTCTGAAAACACCGATATTGTAGCCAAAGCAGAATATGCTGGAATCGATATCCATCAAGTTTTTGACGAAGCCAATGCACGAGTAGGAGGGTGACAAGATGAAAGCACCACAGGTAATTGAATTTAAGGCTCGGGCGGTGGTACCAGATAGCTTAGAGCTGGTTGAACGGGATGAACTTGATAGTCTCCGCAGTCAGGCACTTACAGGTAGAACTTGGACCATGCAGGATTTACGTGAATGGGCCGGGAAAAAGTCAACGGACTGGATTAAGGACAACGTTTTATACAATCCCCATTATTCACGCGAAATTCAAGACATGATTGACCGACATGAGATTCATGAGGCTACAGGAAAAGGCTCACGTTGGCTGTTCAAGGCTGGTCCCATGGCAGATTTCTTAGATCGTCACTGGGAAGAATTACCGTGGTAAGGAGGAAGAAAAATGATTTTGCAAAGCATTTACGATTTTTGGTGTTTCTACTTTGGTGAAGCGGCAACGTGGATTGGCAGTATTGTAGGACTTTTCTACGCCGGCTACTGCTTCCGTAAGCACGTTGAGGTGGCGGGTGGCTGGAAAGCTTGGCGTAATAATTACTTCGGATTGGAGGAGCACAAATGATTTTATGGCATAAAAAAAGAGCTCTGAGTAGCAGCTCAGAACTCAAAGATAAATTACATTTATCCTATTTCTATAACCTTAATTCTACTCCAGATGGGCGGTGGTTGCAATGGCGATGAACGTGCCAGATCATGCAACATTCGATTTTGTCCGGTACATGAATCGGCTGGAATCACAGCCTGAAACGGGATTCATGACCAAAGATACCAATGGCAACCCCATGATTTCTGGTGAAACTTATTGGGAAGCAGAAGGCCGATATGTGCCGACCGATGAAGCTTCAATGCACGACTTTTTAGATGCTGAGGGCGAGGATTACGGAGCCCAGATTGATTGGGACTATGACCATCTGGCAGCTATCTTGGAAGATTTTAAAGGCGCGGAGGCGATCTCATGGACGTAGTCAAGGTACACACAAGTAGTCGTTTCCAGCCTAAAGCAGTGGTTGCTACTAATTTAGCTGAACTAGATGACATTAAATCTGATCTGTTCAAGGAAGTTCAATTGTTGGCCGAGAATGATCGACTTAGCAATGATGAGATTGATCGGCTATACAGCATCAGCGACGAGCTTGTTGCTTGGTCACCCAATTTGGAGGAGGAAGAATAAATGGCTACAAACGAAGTTGCAGAAACCCAACGTTCACTAGACGCGGGTGTTCAGAACCAAATTAATCAAATGATGAATCAGGAGAATGGCTTGAAGCTGCCAGCCAACTATGCTGTTGGAAATGCCCTCAAGTCCGCATTCTTCGCGCTAAAGGGAAATAACGATGGGGACTTGATTCAAGTGGCTACTCACATGCCTGAAATGAAGACTTCAATCGCCAATGCCCTCATGGATATGGTGGTTCAGGGATTAACACCGGCCAAGACCCAAGTGTACTTCATCAGATATGGCAATCAGGTTAAAATGCAACGTTCCTACTTTGGAACGCAGGCGGCGCTAAAGCGACTATCTGAGGTACACGACTGCTGGGCAAATGTGGTTCATGAAGGTGACGGGCTGGAAATCGGTGCCCAAAATGATCGTTTGGTCGTAAGGGATTGGAAGCCGACGTTGGAGGGACTCGATAAGGAAATTAAGTACGTTTATGCCGTCATTGAGATGGCTGACGGAACTCACCAGCATACTATCATGACCTTCAAGCAAATCAAAAATAGCTGGTCACAGACACGGTCTAAAGGGGCTGTGCAGAACAAGTTCAGTGACGAGATGGCTAAACGAACGGTTCTTAACCGGGCCGCTAAGAACATTTTAAATACTTCTGATGATTCAGATTTGGTCGTTGGAGCCATCAATAACACTACTTCCAACGAGTATGACGATGATCAAACAGCCAAAGATGTGACACCTAAAAAGGTTACAGATTTGATCGGTAATGCGGATACAGAGGAACCAACGCCTCCTGAACCCGTTGAACAAGCAGAAACGGATGAACCGGCAGAACAAGAAGAACCGGTTGATACAAATACGGACGAAAGTAGCTCTGACGATATTCGCTCTATTGAAAATATGAAACCGGGTGATAAGCAAGACAAGGACACTGTTAACAATATTTTGGATGGCCTTGAAGAATCTGAAAATCATAAGGGGGATGGTGACTATGCAAGCAGCACCGAAGAAGGACAGGGTGAACTCTTCCCACCAGACGTTCATTCTAAGTTCTGACAATTACTATGGTCAAGAAGCCAATAAAAACTTCATGAGCCCAACTTGGTTTAAGAAGTTCGTTGCCTGTGAGGCAGAGGCATTAGCTGAATTGAGAGGCGAGTGGGCACCTGATGAGGATAAGACCGCTTTATTGGTTGGTAATGACCTGCACAGCTATTTCGAGTCGTCGGAGGCCCACAAACGGTTCTTAGATGCCAACAAGGAAGTGATGTTATCCAGTCGTGGTAAGACTAAAGGCCAGCTAAAAAGTGAGTACAAGCAGGCCGACATCATGATTGACTCGCTCAAAAACGACAAGACGTTCACGCAGTTATATCAAGGTGAAAAGGAATCAATCGTTACTGGCGTAATTTCTGGCGTTAAATGGATGGGCAAATTGGACTGTTTGAACTTAGATCGTGGGTATTTCATCGATCTAAAGACAACGCAGGAATTGTCTAAGCGGTTTTGGGATAGCCGTAGTCACCGGTGGGTACCATTCGTTCTGAAATATGACTACCAGCTTCAAATGGCTGTCTATCGCGAGCTAGTCAAGCAGCAGTACGGAATCGAGTGTAAACCCTACATTGTTGCAGTAACAAAGCAAAGTCCGCCGAATAAGGCGGTTATCACGATTCCTCATGAGTATATGGAGGATGCCTTGCAACGAATAGACGAGCAACTGCCCCATTTTGAGGATGTAATTGCTGGTGTACAGGCCCCTGTTCCATGTGGTAGCTGTGCTTATTGCCGTGAACATAAGCAGCTTGAAAACATCATCAGCGTTGATGACTTACTAGACAGTTAGGGGGTGCGTAAATGGCACGTCCAATAAAAAAAGGAATTGATTACTATTCAATAGATGTTGATTTTCTCAGAGATATCAAGATTCGAAAGATCATGCGTTCTTGTGGAATCGCTACAGGGTCCATCTTGCTGAGCCTGCTGGGTAATATTTATCGTGATGAAGGGTATTACGCCGTGTGGGATTCAGATATGTGCTTCTTGGTGGCTGACGAAGTCGGTACCAAGGAAAGTGCGGTAGATGAACTGGTAAAACGGGCCACAGAAGTTGGATTCTTCGATAATGGCATGTTTGAAAAATATCACATTTTAACTTCCCATGGTATTCAGGCTAGATATGAGCAGGCAGCGCGCCAGAAGAAAAATCACCATATCGAACCAAAATTTAGTTTATTGCGGGTTTCCAACGTTGGAAACCGAGTAACCAACACTGATAACTCCGTTTCCAACGTTGAGAGTACACAAAGTATATTAAAGGATACTAAAGGAAATAATAGTAAATCAGATAATACTAAACCAAAGGTGACTGATGACCAGCTTCGAGAAAGATTCAATCTTGGATTTTGGCTAACCTATCCAAAAAAACAAGGATTCGATAAGGCATTTGATGAGTTTAAGATTGCCATTGACAACGGATTTAGTCCCGATGACATTGAAACTGGTGCCAAGAAGTATGCAGAATACTGCAAAATTAAAAAACGGACTGAACAGTATACCAAGAATCCTGATAACTGGATTGCTGAGCACAGGTGGACTGACACATTGGATATGACGCCTGATCCACTTCGTCAGGGGCAGAAGACAACCACCAAAGAAACCTTGCCAGACTGGGCACAAACGGGGGCCACTCCAACGGCTACCCGAACTGAATTAACGGCTGAGCAGCAAGCAGAGATTAACGCGCGAATTGCGCGACTACAGCAGAATGGAAAAACAGAACAGGAGGCTACACCATGAGTAAAAGGCCGGAGATAACAGACAAACTAAGCGAGTTAGTCAAAAATCGCTTGCGTACCGCACACATGTACTGGAGCCCGGAGGTTAATTTTGACAAAAATATGGCCGGTAACCGGCGTGTGGACTTTGTGGGATTCAAGCCGTTTACGCCGTATCTCGTTGATGAGCCGGCCACCGTAGAGCTAGGCACCTTTGCTTTTTACGAGGTCAAGTCATCTATGGCAGACTTCCAGTCAGGCCACGGACTGACCTTCTACGGGGATGAAAACTACTTGGTGACCACGGAGGAGCTGGCTGTTCAACTTTACGAAGAGCGGCGGTTGCCTAGGGATGTTGACGCGGTGCTTTGCCCCAATGGAAATTGGACGGGCTTGCGTAGCAAATTCAAGCGGCCTGGGACACATCGGCGGCGTGCAGCGGCGGAGATTCTTTGGGAGATTGTACGGTCACACGGGGACAGAAATTTTGACTAGGAGGCTACACCATGAAAAATTTACAAGAGTTAATTATGGGCAACGGTAGCGATAGCGTTGCAGTTGATGCTCGAGGATTGCATGACTTTTTGGAGGTTGGGAAAGACTTCTCAACTTGGTTTAAAGACATGACTGATTACGGGTTTGTCGAAGGTAAGGACTTTTCCCCACTTTCGGGGAAAAGCCGTGGTGGTCGGCCTCGCATTGAATATGCAATGGCTTTGGACATGGCGAAAGAGGTGTCAATGATTCAGAGAACACCAAAGGGCAAGCAGGCCCGCGAGTACTTTATTTCGATGGAGAAGCGAGCCCAGCAAGCCGAACTGGTTATGACGCCAGAACAGAAAATTGACTTGTTGATTGAGACTGGGAGCCGCGCCAATCATCGGCTGGACCACGTTGAGGAACGCATGGACGACTTCGAGGAGAACCGCCGACTAGAGACTGGCGACTATACGACAATCAGCCGTGGCGTATCTAGGGCAGTCAATTTCTACGTTCGTGACCGTCACCTGCAGTTGACCAAGGAGCAACGGTCGGCGCTGTATAAAGATATCAATGGCGGGCTAAATCAAGTTTGTGGCGTCCGTGCACGAATCCAGATTAAGGCCAAGGACTTCGACAAAGCTATGAAGTACATCGATGACTGGCGGCCCAGCACTGCTACCAAAATGTTGATTCAGCAGACAGAATTGCCATTGGCAGGTGTCGCCGGTGATTGAGTTAGTCGTATATGGTGAACCAGTACCAGCAGCGCGGCCACGTTTTAATCGTAGCGGACATGCGTATGATCCGTTGAAAAGTCGAGCGTATAAGCAGTATGTGTCATTAGAAGCTAGCAAACAGTATCACGGTGATTTAATTGGCCGGAAACCACTAGTGGTTCATATAGCAATTTATCGGCCAATACAGACCAGTGTCAGTAACATTGAACATGCTAGACGGGCCCAGAACGTTCATCGGCCAATAGTTAAACCAGACACGTCCAATTACGTCAAGCTCATTGAAGACGCGCTCACAGGCGTTATCTGGAAAGATGACAACTGCATTGTTGATTTAACAGCCAGCAAGTACTACTCAGACGATCCACGTATCGAAGTCACAGTTACGGAGGCGTGAACAAAGAGGCCAAATAATTGAAAATAGCCTCATTATTAATACTTTATTGGCCCCAGATTCTCGTGCGATGAGCCAATTACGAGCTAAAGCTGATAGAAAGGTTTAGGGTCGAAGATACACTCTTAGGTGAATAATGGAAAGAGGATTGACTAAAATGGCGAGAAATTCAAAACTAATGGACTTAATTAACGACGCTGAAGATAATTATGGAAAGCCAAGTAATTGGCCTGAAAAGGTTACTGAGAAGATTAATACGAAGGCTAATCGAATTAATGATTACGAACATACACCAGCAAATGAGGTATTACGTCATTTGATTTGTCATGGGTATACAAATACTCAAATTACGTTAGATAAACAAAAATCTTCTGGATACATTCAAAGTTTACGCAAACAGATGAAAAATAATGGTGAACTGCACTTTCAAGCCACGCCAGATGAATTGACCCAGCTAAAATATAACGTCAAACACATGAATCGGCCTAACAACCAAGGAGTTGCTAGCGTTATGGGACGCGACAAGGATTGGGTGCGCTGCATGCGAGAGAAGCTACGGGAGGCAGACAATGAAGCACGGCGATAAGGTGTATTGCTACCGACGCCACGATAAACAGCCTGCAACATGGATATGCTGGATCACTCGTGGTGATAGGCGGTTAGCGATGATGAAAGTTGAAGGCAGCCACAGGCATATTGAGGTGGCACCGAGTGATGTTGAGATTGGGAGGACAAATAATGATACCAAAATTTAGAGTGTGGGACGAAACGCAGCATAAAATGCTACAAGTCGACTGTATAGAGTTTATAGATGGCAAGGCTTACTGGGTTGAAGCTAGTCCTGCTGATGGTAATGTGCAAGGTGGAAATGATGGCCCTGTTGGAGACAATAGCCAGCTTAAATTGGAGCAACAGCCAGCGCAACGCGATTAACAAGCTGTCAGCGAAGGAACGCAACCAGGTTATCCATGAGCTGACGATGGGATAAGATTCTTATTTTATGTAGGAGGGTATAAGTTGAAAACGACCGAATTTGTCCAAAGCATTAGAAAGATGGCCTTTGGTATTGATAAAGTTACTTGTTTTGGCGAAGGGATTATCTATCGTATCTGGGTTCCTAAGAATCAGCACGACTCGGTCAAGGTAGCGATGATATGGCAGGATAAGAACCGAAAAATCATTGAGCCGGAAGGATATAGAGCTATCAAGGATTATCTAAGCGCATTAGAAGAGTCTGACCTTCTAGGCATCATTAGTGATTACATGGCAACGCCGATTGATGAACGTGGCCCGCTTGATTCGGAGGCGGACGAATGAGCTTGACGGATGGTAGGTATTTATCATTTAATCATGGGCCGAAAATTACGACGATTTATGGTGACCAATTTACGACAAGTGATCCTCACTGATTGCATAAAAAAGGGCCGCCCGCCAGCAGCCCTTACCCAAATTATGCTTACTCAATGGTCATCACATTAATTATACCATTGATAGGGGCTGAAAGGGTTGGCTGAATTAGATTTTGACAATATGAACATGGGAAGTCTCTTCCCAGAGGTAGATGTTGGAGAAACTTTGCAAAACGTGACACACTTTTTATCTGTAGTATTGCCTAAGATGGTCCGTATCAGTGGACAGTCAATGAGCGACTTAAAATCACCTAGCTATGATGGAATGCCAAAATCTCAGCCATCAGGTAATGCGACAGATTCAAGAATTGTGCGGCGGTTATATGCCGAAGAAGTCGTTAAACGGACAATCCAAGCAATTAAACACTGTGATAAAGATTGCCAGAATATCCTAGATGAACTATATCTACAAGAACTATCAGATACTATGTGCTTTATGGACTTAGGATTTTCTGAGTCCAGCTATTTCCACGTTTGGAAGCCAAAAGCACTATTACAGTTTGCAGATTGCTACATGCTTGATGATCTCCATATTTTTAAAAAAAGCAGTTTTGATGCAGTTTGAGTGCAGTTTTTGTGCAGTCGGACAGCAGGCACTAGCCATATTTAAGGGTTATTCTAGTAACATCGAAAGAATTAAGAAAAACACGCATAGCTCAATGGCAGAGCAGACAGTAATTGCCTGACGCGGGTTCGAATCCCGCTGCGTGCATTGGCGAGCATTACAAATTGGGAAACGACTCCCCTTCATTTTAAACGCTATTCTAGCTTGCCAAACTCCTTCATAAAATTGGCCGGCCTGCATAACCGGTCTTTTGGACCTTTAACTCAGCTGGGTAGAGTAGACGGCTCATAACCGTTCGGTCGTAGGTTCGAATCCTACAAGGTCCATCGGGCGCAATAACTTAAAGGAGATGGACTCTCCCGTTCATCCAAGGCTATAGCGCCCATATTGTGATTGTAACTGGTGGTGGCCTATCAGAAGAGGGCGGTCTGAATTTGAATCCGTGTGTGGTTCGATTCCACACCAATCACATTGGCCCTAAACAAATCATGCTTAACGCTGGGTCATACAAATTAAACTGAAAAGAGGTGAAAACTTCTCTCAGTTTAGTTTAAAATTAGTCTGAGGGGCCGTCTGTGGTAGAGCGGCTCTTTTTTTGTATATGGGAGAAAGGTGTGAAAAATCAAAATATTTGATTTAAAACGTACGTTCGTATAGCATACTCATAAATGGAGAGAGTTACATTGAAACCCTTTGTCATCTAAAAATGCTGCAAATGGGCATTACCAATTACTTAAAGTGGATACCAGCAAACAGTTTCATATGAATTAACACGCTATCAGCCCTACCGAACGAATTTGGCAAAAAATTCAGGTTAAATTTTCAATTTGCCGATTGAAAAAAAATCCTGACAGGTGTTTACTTAACATAAACGACACAATTGGAGTGTTACTAATGACAGCACCTGTAGTTTATAAAAATTTAAGTTGGATTAATGATGGATTGTCAAAATATTTTGATCCTAAAGATTTAAAAGATTTCGTAAAATCAAAGAATATTAAAGCTGACACTTCTAGAAAGGGAAACGTTGTACTTTTCTTAGATTATTTAAATAATCGGATGACTAAAGAAGAACAAGATGTCTTGGTCAGTGATTTTGAAAACTTATTGATGGATAATTATTCCGAAAAGTGTAATAAAATATTGGGAATATGTTATATGAATTTAAGAAAAGGCGCATTTTCCAAATCTGCGGAAGAGTTTACTAACGACTATCTAGAGGGAACCAGACATTTTTTAAATATTTTGAATGCAAAGCTTTTGACCTCTGAATTTAAGATGGTATATTACGATCTACAGGAAGATTCTGGAGAAATTACCAGATTTGATGTTTTATATGCACGTGTATATTCTCGTAAGAAGGATCCGCAACATGAACGAATAGAGTTAGTTAAAGTTTCGTTTGATATGAGTGATAATAAAGTCATGTTTTATTTTCCATATCCGGTCACCAACACAACTGACCGTGTACCCCATACTCCATATGGAATATTTTATCTGCTTAGACAAAAAATCTTAAATGATTATAAAGTAGAAGTTTCAAATAAGGACACAGAAACACAGGTTTTTGAAATTTATAAAAAGTACACAGAGAGCAATGAACAGGTATATGTACAACGGGTAGGTGATGCAGATACAGGTCTAACTGATAATTATTATCAGAACATGGTTAAAAATTTGCATGTTTCACCTTTAAAAAGCAAAGGTTCAGGATACATTGACAGAATAAAGCGGATTTTTGTAAGAGCTTTAGTCGATAGTGACTTTCAAAGTTTTGTAGAGCATATAAAAAAATCTACGGGATTTATTACAGGATTCATTTATCATGATGACTCTGGAAGTAGTATTACTGGGAAAAATGGAAGCGGAGCAAAATTAGACGACATCGAAATCGATCCACTTCAAGCGTCGAACACATATTTAGATACGCGTGATACAATTTATTCTAGCAATAAGTTATTTAGTGTTAGGGTCAAATTTAATCCCAAAAAAATAGATCTTACATTTTTGTACGATGTGAGAATCACAGCATACCATGATTTGCTTACTATTCACTTTATACAGAATTCTGTAGAGGATGCGAATAAAGAATATGTATTTCAACAGCTTAAATCAATTATATAAAGATTATAGTATTAAGTTTAAGAATAATAAAGTTTTAAAAGATGAACTAGATGATGGGGTGTATAAGTTAAATAGATGGGTGGTTTCTATTGCACCTAGATATAATCAAAATATAAATGTATTGGATTTTTCTAATTCTGAGCAGGTTAGGCTGGAAGTTGCTTTAAGAATTTTTGATGATGTAACTCGACTGGGAATGTTTGTAAAAGTTTATAGATATCGAGATGAATTTACTGGAGATGTAGTGGCTCAGGCTTACACTAAAGATAAAATTAGGGAATTGGGAAAAAATGGGAGACTAGTTAACGATATAACAGGAGAAGAAATACAGTTCGTTCCTGATCTTATTGAAAAATATTTCAAACTATCAGAGGATCCTAATGAAAGTTTTAACGATCAAGTGAGTAACTCTTCAGTAGTTAGTAAGAGTGAAGAGCCGTTGACTCCAAAGTATATTAAAGATCACGTAAAAGATTTTAAAATAATAGAAGGTGATACTGATTTTTGATTTTCAATTGATGATGCAATTAAGCTTAAAAATAATTACTGTTTCATTTAAAGATATCGATCCGGCTTGGGTGTCAGCATTGGTGTCAGTGATTGGGGTTCCTATTTCTGTCATAGTAATATGGTGGCAGTTACATAAAGGTTCTGTCGATAGAAAATATGATGCACGTACTTTTTTTGAGGTTATTTCAGTTACTCAACTCTCAAAAAAACGCATCATTCTGCATACGAATATGAAAAAGAAAATAAATAAGTATTTACAAAATGAGGATACACTTAAGGAATTGCGTTTTGTAGAGTTTAAAAATGTGGGTCAAAACATTGCTCAAAATGTTTTGATTGAGCTGTCTTGGAATTCAGGAAAGGAGTTTTTTTATAAAGCACTTTTGAAATCAGATGAAAGCTATATCATATTTCCAGATGTTTTGTTGGAAGGAAATGTACTTTTTAATAAAATTAATTTTTATTATTTGAGTAAATTAGGACAAGAATTATGTTTTACTTATGATATAAAAAAGAGAATGGGAACAACCAAAATTATTAGAAAATGTAAAGTGCCTGATGTTTCTCTAGTTAAAAGAGCGTCAAGTGCAATTGATGGTTGA